GCGCTGATCTTCGCCGTGTACAACCGGACAACGGGTGAGGATTTGGTGCTTGTTCCGGTGGAGATTGAAAACGGATATGCGCATGTTCGCCTCGCAAACAGGCATACCCGGGATGTTCCCGCTGGAAACTACAAGTGGAACCTGCGTATGGTTTCCGATCCTGAACGGGACGAAAATGGAAACATCATTGCGGACGAAGATTCTGACAATGTGCTGACCGTATTCGGTCCCGATAATGAAAGCATTCCCAATTTTACCATAAGGAGGAACGGCGCATATGTCTGATTTTAACCCGGATATCGCGGTGGACGTCAATGTTGGGAACGCCTCAAATCCCGATATCTCTGTAGAAATTGACGTTGGAAACGGGAACCTACCGGAAGGCGGAACCCCCGGGCAGGTTCTTACCAAGACAGAGGACGGTGCACAGTGGCGGGACGCCGCTGCAGCCGCCGTCACCAGCGTAAACGGTCAAACCGGCGAGGTGCAGATCACACCGGAGGGCATCGGCGCACAGCCTGAAGGCGATTATCTGTTGGAAGAATCCGATCCTACGGTTCCGGAATGGGCCAAGCATCCCCAAAAGCCCATCTATACTGCAGAGGAAATAGGCGCGCTTCCTGCCGATACCCAGATCCCCACGATCCCCACGAACGTCTCTGCATTTACCAACGATGCAGGCTATCTGACCGGCATTCCTGGAGAATATGTCACGGATGAAGAACTGAATGCGAAAGGCTACCTCACGGAACATCAGGACCTGAGCGATTACGCAAAGAAAACCGACATTCCCGACGTCAGCGCGTTCATCACCCGCGCGGTAAACGACCTTGAGAATTACTACCTTAAGAGTCAGATTTACAGCCGGGAAGAAATCGACCAGAAGGTCAGTGCGATTCCGAAGTTTTCCGTTGAGGTAGTATCCGCCCTTCCGTCCGCCGGGATCAGCGCAACCACAATTTATCTGATTCCGGGTGGCGCGGATGGTAATCTATACACGGAATACATCAACGTTAACGGCACTTGGGAAATTCTTGGCTCACAGCGCGTAGACCTGACCGGATACGCTACGCAGACTTGGACGCTGGAACAGCTTGCGGGATATCAGCCGAAGGGCAATTACCTGACTAAAACCGAATTGCCTGAAGCCATCAACACTGCACTTACTCAGGCCAAGGAAAGCGGCGAGTTTGATGGCGAAGATGGCTACACTCCTGTCAAAGGCAAGGATTACTTTGACGGAAAGGACGGTGTATCTCCTACCGTGTTCGTATCGGATATCGCTGGCGGTCATCGCATCACGATCACCGATGTGAACGGTACAAAGACCGTGGATGTGCTGGATGGCAGCAAGGGTGACGATGGTCGCGGAGTCGTGTCTGTCGCACGAACTTCTGGTAACGGTGCTGCTGGCACGACTGATACTTATACCATCACCTATACCGATGGCGCTAAGACTACATTTGAAGTGTATAACGGTAAGGACGGCAGTGATGGCTATTCCCCCTCTGCAAGGGTTGACCAGACCTCCGAAGGCGCAGTCATCACCGTCACCGACAAAACCGGCACGACCAGCGCCGTCGTCAAGGGTACAAAGGAACCGCTGATGGGCACGACCGGCGAAATCACGCCGGTGCAGGTCGCACAGGCAATATTTGATGGCAGAGACGTGATGGTCAGCCACGAATACAATCTTTATGGCACTGTCATTTTTTCCGACTTTGCATGTGGTGCAGACATAGGCATGGTCGCGGCGTCGGTAGCATTTGTCTTGGCCGGGCAAATTGGCAACGCGCAACTGGTTGGTTACATCGAGAGTGGAGAATGGGTTGCCGATGTGATTGGTCTGGCAAAAGCTGAAGATATTCCCGACACTTCTGAGTTCATCACGCGCGCCGTAAACGACCTTGAAAACTACTATCGGAAGAACCAGACCTACAACCGGGAGGAAATCGACCAGAAGGTCAGCGCAATTCCGAAGTTCTCCATTTCGGTTGTGTCTGCACTTCCTACAGACTACAGCGAAACCACGATCTATCTGGTACCGGGCGGTGTGGATGATAACCTGTACACCGAGTACATCAATGTAAACGGCACATGGGAAATTCTTGGCTCACAGCGCGTAGACCTGACCGGATACGCTACGCAGAGTTGGACACTGGAACAGCTTGCGGGATATCAGCCGAAGGGCGATTATGCGCTAAAGTCTGAGTTGCCTATTGTTCCGACCAACGTGTCTGCATTCCAAAACGATGCAGGGTATGCCAAGAAGTCTGAACTTCCTACGAAGCTGTCTGATCTCTCCGAAGATGCCACCCACAGGGTTGTCACCGATGCCGAAAAGACCGTATGGAACGGCAAGCTGGATGAAAACAAGCTGCCTGAAGCCATTGATGACGCACTGGCACAGGCGAAAGCAAGCGGTGAGTTCGATGGAGCACCTGGCTACACGCCGGTCAAGGGCGTTGACTACTGGACGGAAAATGATCAGGAAGATATCGTCCAGCAGGTTATCGCTGCGCTGGGTACGCCTGTGTTTGGTAGAGTGGATACAAACAAGGTTGTCACGCTTACAGGACAGTTAATGGACGGAACATATACTTTTGTGTTTGAGGAAGCAGACGGAAATGTGCATAATATCGGCAGCATAACAACTGGTGACGCGATACCCGAATTCGGAACGATTGATATTAAGTGGATTGACAATGTAAAAATCGACGCAACAACGGGAGAAGAGACAACAAACGAACAATATTCAGCCTCTGAACCGTTAGAAGCGTGGCATGGATATACTTACACTTTTACACAGGTGAAAGTCAATAATTCTCTTTTTAGCGGCATTAGCATTTGTTATTACAATCAATCCGGCGCATATTTGGGAAGGCAAGAGCTATGGGGTCAGACGAGTGATGAAGTTACCAAAGATTTCACTGTAATGGAAGGTGCGGCAACGTTCAAGGTTAGAGTAACCAGAGGGGTTGCCCCTCTCCGCCCGACGTCATTCACATTAACGTATAAAAAGACGATATAAGGCGGTGAAATCATGGCGTACACGGATTTTATACAGCAAAACATAGCATTACCAGAGACACGCCGAATCGCGATCTATAACGCGCAGGGCAACCGGGTGGGTCAAATCCCACTCGGTTCCTTGACACCACCGAACCCTGCAAAAAAGCTATACAGCTTCGGTGCGCTGTCTGACGTACATGTTGTATACGATACAGCAGCAGAAGATTTCAAACGTGCGCTTTCCTACCTTAACGATGCTGAAGATGTGGCTTTTACCTGCATTTGCGGCGACCTGACCGACAACGGCACAACGACACAGCTTGCGCAGTACAAGGCGATTGTGGATAGCCATTCGCCAGATACACCAGTTTATGCCGTCGCTGGAAATCATGAGCAATGGGCATCCACAAGCTCAGGTCATTTGCAGGACTATACCGGGAAACCGCTCTATTACACCTTCGAACATCGGGGCGACCTGTTTGTGATGCTGGGCGTGGTGAGCGGCAACGAAGGAAGTCTGTTTGCATCGGGAGAACTGGACTGGCTTGAAACGACGCTAAATGAAAACGCAGAAAGAAAGCGTGTGTTTGTATTTCAACACGTTCTCGCAGCAGAAACCAGCGGCGATGTTCTCGGTATATATCCGTACACAAAGCTGCGCACAAATGCTGAATCGGTCAGATTTAAGACGATTTTGCGTGCGCACCCCAATGCAATCTGGTTCCACGGCCATAGCCACATGAAGTTTTATTTGCAAAAGTATGGCGACATAGCAAATTATGACCATGTGCTGGGCTGTCACAGTATCCATATTCCATCGCTGGCCGTACCACGTGACATATCTGCATCTGGTGGGTATACAACGGTACATGCTGATTCTGAAGGCTATGTCGTGGACGTTTACCCCGACGGCATCCACCTGCGCGGACGTGATTTTGTGAAAGGTGAATTCTTGCCGATAGCCTCGTACTGGCTGGATACAACCCTGCAGACCGTGGATGCTGGAACCTACACCGACCCGACTGGGACGATCACAACCTAATCCGCAATCGAGGACGATTGTGACCAACGACAATACGCGAAGGGGGAGTGATATACATGGAGCAACGTATTTGGGATTTCCTGAGCACGCAGATCGGGAATCCCTTCGGTGTGGCTGGCCTGATGGGAAACCTTCAGGCCGAAAGCAGCCTTGATTCGAAGAACCTGCAAAACAGCTTCGAAGCAAAACTGGGCATGGATAACGAATCCTATACCGCCGCTGTGGATGATGGGAGCTATACGAACTTCATCCATGATGGCGCAGGTTACGGCCTAGCTCAATGGACGCACTGGGGCCGTAAAGAAAATCTATTGCTTCACGCTCGAAACGCTCATACTTCCATCGGCGATCTGGATATGCAGATCGCTTTTCTTTTGCACGAATTACAGAACGATTATCCCGCTGTACTTGAGGCTCTCAAGACCGCTGAGAGCGTGCTAGAGGCTTCCGATTTGGTGATGTCCAAGCATGAGCGCCCCGCCGATCAGGGCGAGGCACAGAGAACCAAACGCGCAGGATATGCGCAGACAATCTACGACAAGTATATGAAAGAACAGGAGGTAAAAGACATGGCTACGGCGACTGAAAACAGAAACAAGGCGGTTGAACTGATGACCAGCCGTGAGGGCCTGAACAGCTATACCCAGGGCGGGAACCGCATTTACTTCTTCGGCAAGCCTGACAATACTCCGGGCAACAAAACCCAGAAGGGCTACAGCGATTGTTCCAGCGCGGTACGCGCGGCAATCAAGGCTGTAACCGGCATTGATATCGGCGGCAATACCTCCGCGCAGATCAACAACCGAAACAAGAAGGGCGTGATTGTGCACGAAACCACGGGGTATTACCCGGACGAATCGAAACTCCTCCCGGGCGACTGCCTGTACTTCAAGGGCAACACCAGCCATCCGCTGGACGTGGGTCATGTTGAAATGTATATCGGAAACGGCAAAATATGCGGCCACGGCAGCGGCACCGGCCCAAAGATCAAAAATATGCAGGACTATTGCAAATCCCGTGCCAATTCCAAACGGCGCTATTTCATGGCGATCCGATGGATTCAGGGCGATGACGAGCCGGTGATGCCTGCTGAACGCCGGGACAACCTGAAGAAGGGCATGTATGGCGCAGACGTATCCGCATTGCAGTACGCCCTTGTGGAACTGGGCTACAGCGTGGGCAAATGGGGCATTGATGGTGATTTCGGCGAAGCTACCGAATCTGCTGTGATTGCGTTCCAGGTAGCCAACGAGCTTTTGAACACGGGCATTGTAAATGCCGAAACCTGGCGGAAAATTGATCTTTTTATGGATAACGACGGTGATGCTGATGATGAAACTGAGGAAGCGCCGAAGCCCATTGAAAACGGCGTAAACATCGCCAACGGAAGCTGGAACGTGCGCACTGGCCCGGGGACGGCGTATCCTTCCGCAGGCGTTGTGCGCGGCGGAGATGCTTTGGAGAAAGTCGAACTGAACGGCTGGACGCCGGTTCTCTATAATGGTGAAGTGTGCTTCATCGGCCCGTCTGCTGTGAAGGGAGGCTGATTCCATTGAACGAAGTAGCAACCGCGCTCCCGGTGGTATGGCAATGGATTATCGGCATCTGCGGTGGTGTAACAGCCATCGCAGCCGCCATTGCGGCAATCCGCAAGCCGTGGAATGCGCTGGTGGATAGAATCGCCGCCCTTGAAAAGAAGCATGATACCGACCAGGAAGCCAATGAAAAACGCCTGAAGGCCGACCTTGACCTGCTCAAGGAAATGAACGGGACCATCAAGCACCTGAATTACGGCGTGTTTGTGCTGTTGGACCATGCTGCAACGGGGAATTCTGTGGACCGATGCAAAGAAGCACGCGACAAGCTGGAGAAGCACTCCAGCGGAATGAACTAAGGAGGAAAACGCTATGAACATGTCCAACAAAACCTATGATATTTTGAAGTGGATCGCCATGTACCTGCTGCCCGCTCTGGGCACGCTGTATTTCGCCCTTGCCGGAATCTGGGGCTTCCCCTACGGCGAAGAAATAGTCGGCACGATTACGGCCATTGACACCTTCCTGGGCGTGATCCTGGGCATTAGCACTGCGCAGTATCACAAGCAGAATATGGAGGGCGAATAAGCCCTGCGAGATTATCCCGTTTGAAGCCCTTGTGCGTCGGGAGCTGGACAGCGACCAGATTACGGAGCTGATCCGCCGCACTCCCGGCATCACGCCCATCGAACGGGAAATGGCCCGCCTGCGGCTTGTGGATGACTTGTACGACGCGGATATCGCCGTAGCAAAGGGCATCAACTACAGCCGCAGCAGCGTGGCGCGTCACTTGGCTAAAGTGATACCAATAATTGAATACAGATATTTAAGAGACAAGGCCGGGGCATAATGCTCCGGCTTTTTATTTTTGGCAACTGTCCGGAATTCCCGGACAGTTCTTTTTTTATGCCCATTTTTCACCTTGAACCCCTTTTGCACACATCTGAACACCTGCTGCACCCGCCGATTCTGGAATTTTGAGAAAATCAATCCAGAAGGGAGGCGATTTCTTGTTCAATCCTAACCCCTATTATCAGCCAGGCATGCCGCAGGGTCCTGCTTTTCAGCGACCCGCATTTCAGCAGCAGCCCATGCCGCAGATGCCTATGTTCCAGCAGCAGCCCATCATGCAGGACGGCATGATTCAGGCCCGCTTTGTTTCCTGCCGGGAGGAAGCTGTGGCTTCCAACGTCATGCCCGGAATGGAATGCTGGTTCGTAGACCGCGCCAACCACGCAGCCTATTACAAGGCCGTGGACGTAAGTGGCAATGTGGATTTCCGCGAGTATTCCGAAACCCAACCCGCCCAGCAGAACGCACCGCAGTACGTCACCGTGGACGCTCTGGACGCGCTTCGTGTAGAGATTGACCAAATCCTTGACCGGCGCTTTGCGGCGTTCTCAGCCCCCAAGCAGGCTTCCAGAAAGGCGGTGACAAGCAGTGATGAATAACCCCATGAGCCAGATCATGAACGCTATCCAGCGCGGCGTGAACCCCAACATGATTGCTATGCAGCTTGCACAGCAGAACCCCGCCGTCCGTCAAGCTATGCAGATGGTCAACGGCAAAACCCCGGACCAGGTGCGCGATATGGCCTTCCAGATGGCGAAGGAACGCGGCATTGACCTGAATCAGCTTGCCCGGAATATGGGCATCCAGCTTCCCAAATGATTCATTTTCGGACTGGGGTGGTTATGGCGCTCACTATATCCATCCCTTTCCGAACTCTTCCATATACTGTGGTACGCAATATCCCATAATAGTCACACCATTCTTTTATTGTCTTTGTAATGCCGTTGATTTCAACTGTAATTCCTCGCTCATTAAAGTGTGTTATTGGCGTTGTGAGGGCCTTTTCGGCATCCCAATGCATGACACGTATTCTTGAGCCAACAACTGAAACAGGCATGTCGTATTCATCACACCATTCCGACAATGATTTAGAAACCCCGTTCAATGTAATAATACTGGTGTTTCTACGATTGTTGCTTTGCTCTTTCGGTGTAGACCATTTGCAGTTTTCTGGGCTGTAACCATTATTATTATCGATTCGATCAAGCGTTTTATGATGCTTTTCTGAATCGTATGTTTCATTGGCCCATTCTACAAAGTTTTCTACTGTGTGCCATTGAGCACATACTTCGATTCCTCTTGCGCCATATCTTTTGAAATTATGATGCCCTGGGTTATAGCATCTTTGCATCATTCCCCACCAAACATGATAAAACGGACTGTTATAACATCCGTGTTTAAAAAGTGTTTTTGATTTTCTACATCCGCATGATTTCTTGTGCCCACTGATCACCCTTGAAGGATATTCGGAAATGATGTTTCCACAATCGCATTCGAAGAGCCAATGATTAGAATTATATGTTTTCCCAACATGGTTCGAATCGCTCCCGATCACTTTAAGGTTGCCAAATCTGACACCGATATAATCACAAGGCTTTTTCAAATTACTTTCCCCCATTTCATTTTTAATAAAATCATTATACCACAAAAACTGTTTTTTGTATATAACAGGGCGCGCGACCTGATATATAAATAATTTTTTAAAGGAGGAACATTTATGGCAGAAAGTTCCGGTGATCTTAGTCTTGGTTATATGATGGGCATGGACTCATCCAACGACAAAAATTGCGGTGATGGCTTTGGCTTCGGCGGCGGCTGGGGCGGTCTTATCGGTCTTCTGATCGTGGCCAGCCTGTTCGGCGGCGGCTGGGGCTTCGGCGGTGGTTTCGGCGGCGGTGGCGGCGCTCTGAACGGCGTTCTCACCCGTGCAGATCTTTCCTCCGGCTTCAGCTTCAACAACCTTGAAAACGCCGTGCGCGGCATCCAGCAGGGTATCTGTGATTCCACTTATGCTCTCAACAACGGCATCATGTCGGGCTTCCACGGTGTAGATAATGCCCTCTGCGGCATTGGCCACCAGATTTCCGATTGCTGCTGCACCACTCAGAACGCAATCCAGAACGTCCGCTATGATCTGGCCACTCAGGCATGCGATACCCGCAACCTGATCCAGAACGTGGCCCGCGACATCACGGACAATGCAAACGCCAACACCCGCAGCATCATGGACTTCCTTGTCCAGGACAAGATCAGCACCCTGACCGCAGAGAATCAGGCGCTCAAGTTCGCCGCATCTCAGGCTTCTCAGAATGCGTTCATTACCGCAAACCAGGAAGCCCAGACCGCTGAACTGATCCGCCGCCTGGGCCGTGATTGCCCGATTCCTGCCTACGTAGTTCCTAACCCGAACTGCTGCTATGGCAACCCGGTCGGCATTGGCTACGGCAACGGCGGTTATGGCAACGGCGGCTGTGGCTGCGGCTGCGCTGCATGACCTGACACATTCCCCGCTTGACGGGTGACTTCGGGCGGAGGTAACCCCTCCGCCCTGATTTAAGGAGGCGATAAAATGAATAACTGCGTAGGCAAGCTCTGCGACAACTTCATCCTGTCGCAGGCAATCACTTTCGCGGATGGTACCCTCACCGTGAATATCCCGGCGGGAAGCTATAGCAATGGATGTCGCTATTGCCTGGTACTTGCCCAGACGATCCCGGCGGCAACCACCATCGGTTCGCCTGTGGTGATCACCATCGGCGATGGCACAGAAACCTATCCGCTGATCAACCGCTGCGGCTCTGCTGTGACCGCTGAAATGGTCCGCACCCGCCGTCGCTATGCAACTACTGTCGTAACAACCACCACGGGAGGCAGCTTCCGTCTCTGCGGCAATATCGGTTGCCCCATCAACAGCAATCTGACCGCCATTGACGGTACTGCACCTGTGGCAGCAGCGGAAGGAGGTGTATAACATGGCAATGAATCCTGCAATGCGCATGATGATGATTGATCGAATCCGCCAGCCGCAGAACAACGGCAGCGAATACGGCGGCGGAAATCGCCGCATGATCGGCTATGATCGCGGCATGGACGGCAACGCCACCACTTCCAATTATGGAGGCATGGAAACCGAAAACCGCCGCAGACGTGATTCCCGTGGACGCTACATGGAAGGCGGAGGCGGGGCCTATAACGGCGGATATGACGACGACATGCCCAATATGGGAGGATATGGCTATGGCGGCACAGAAGCCCGCAGACGGCGTGACGGTCGTGGACGCTATATGATGGGCGACATGGACTATGAGGACGGCCCGCACGGCTATTCTCCCCACATGATGGGAGGTAGTTCCTACGGCGATATATACGCCAAAGGCACCATCTATGCACCCGGTGCAATGAACCGCTCCGAGACGATGGGCAGTGAAATGTCCCGACCTGTAGACGAACATACAGCCCGCATGTGGGTAAGTGAGATGGACGGCGGCGAAAAGTTCAAGCCTGAACAGATTGAGCAGCTTCGCCAGACCATGTGCCCGGAGTGCGGCAAGTGGGAGTTCTACACGGCTATCAACGCCATGTACTCTGACCACTGCAAAACGGCGAAGGCACACGGAATGGACAAACCGGACTTCTATGCAGGCTTGGCCAGGGACTTCCTCATGGACGAAGATGCCAAACCGCATAAACTGCGCCTGTACATGAAGTACATCGCAAAATGAATTGAGCCGGGGATTTCTCCCCGGCCCATTTTCTTCCACCCACTTTTCCACCCATTTTGGTATTTTATATGTTGAATAGCACAGGCAAAATATACAAAATATAATATTTATAATCCAATAAATACTATGCAGAGTGCAATAAATTTGATTTTAGAATACAGTTCGAATCCCTGATGAGTCACCAACGAAACCCCTTGAAAACACGGTGTTTTCGAGGGGTTTTTCTTTACTTCCACCCACTTTTCCACCCACTTTTTATTTTATATATTGGATTTAGCAGCGAGTTTTTTCTGGAACGTGTCTTCCATAATACGTGCCGCACGTTCTTTGTCACCATCAACTTCATGGCCGTAAATACCAATTGTGTCCATGCTGGAAGAGTGACCCACGACAGATTTAAGCAGTTCCAACGGCATGTCTGCTTTGTTTATGGATATGAATGTATGCCTAAGTTCATGAATTGTACATTCAATTCCGTGTTGCTTGGCATAAGCTCTCCACGAAGAGTATATTGCTTGCGGACTTGAAAGTTCTCCATATTTATCTGGGAATATCCACTCGGATTCTATGCCGTTTTCTTTAAGATATACAAACTGTTCATCCAATACATTCTGCATGCTGACCGTTACAGCAAAGCTTCTTCTGGCGTTGTCGTTTTTGCCGTGCGTTTCTTCGCCTTCCGGCGTTATACTGCGCCTTACGGTAAGAATACCATTGGTTATATCTTCTACACGAAGGCCACACAATTCACCTCTGCGCAAACCTGTGACAACAAAGAATCTCCAAGCATGGATATAATGTGCGACTTGTTTTTTGCAACTCTTAATCATGTATGGGTCTGAAAACAGAGTTTGAATGTCCGAATCTTTCAGTACCCGTTTCTGTTTTGCTGGAGCTGCTTTATTAGGGATTCTCAAATCATCCTCTTCCAAGCGTATAAACTCCCAACGCTCCCGCCTACAATGCCGTAAGAAAGCAGAAATGGATGACTTTATATTAACGCAAGATCTATGTGATAATCCCTTCTCCACACCTGCATCAATACACGCTTGCCAGTGGGCCGGTTTTATTGATGAAACTTTTCGCAGCTTGTTTTCGGGGAGCAGGTACAATCTTCCGATGATTTCGTGTTTCTGATAATTACTGGTTCCGTTGTGCGCTTCCTGCCACTTCAAGAACAATGCCCAGGCTTCTGAAAAACGCATTTCAGACGTCCCAGTTTCCAACCACTTGTCTGCCTTAGCCTCGGCTTCGTGCTTACCTTTACGGCCCTTTATGGAGCTTCTGAACGACTTCCTTGTTCCGTTCTTCTGAACTTTGATTTCCCAGTATTCCTTTGATTCAACCCATGCCGCTTCGGCACGACGTTCAATTGCCATAAAAATTCCACCTTCCATTTGTTGAAAAGCGGCGGAAAATGTGCTATAATATACTCATCCTCGGACGGGATGTATAGCATAATTCCACCGCTATACCTGAGCACTGACTGTTGGCGCAGTCGGTGCTTTTTTATACTCTGAAGTTACCAGCGTATGGGTGCATCGCTTCCCACAGGAAATAGATTGCAAGGCCCATCGCTGCCACTGCCACAATACAAGCGATGACCAGTGTGATGCGCAGCCGTTTGTATTCTGCGCGTTCCTGAAAAAGTGTTTTGCGAACCAGAACTAGGTCATCGCGGTTATTATCGGCGCTTATTGCTTTGGCTTGCGCTGCTGAAAGCGCTTCGCCTTTCTCAAGCACCAGCTTGCGCAGCCTGTCCATTTCCGCTTGATCGGCGGCATGTTTTCGCTCACATTCCTCAAGTCGCTCGTTTGCCGCTTTCAATTGCAGCATGGTTTGATTTACGCAATCCACACTACAAATATTTGCAGGGATACACTTGAGCACGTCACGCGGCCGTACTCCGAACTTATTGAACAGAATCCAGAACGTGCTTCCGCGCGGATCTGCAATTTGCCCTGTTTTGAGTTTCTTAAGTGTAGGCTCAGACAGCCCGGAATAAGCTGAGAGGGCAGCGCAATTGAAACTTTTGTATTCCGGATGTTGAGAAAGCCATGCTTTCATACTGTCTGTCGGTTCTTTTTTCAGCGCTTCTATCTTCGCCATCAGGGCGGCATGGTCGAATTTATACCCCTCCAGAGGCTCCATGCTCTGGTGGATTGTTGGATCAAACAGTTTTTCAGGCATTTTTTCCTCCGTTTCTGCCGAAATGGGGGATATTATTTTATCCCGTAAAAAGTATAAAGAAATATCCTTTTTTGGCCCTTTTTTAGGGAAAAAAGATATTTAATTATACAAAGGGATATTATAATATCCTTTTTTGGTTGGCCAAATGGTACGAATTGGTATCAAAATGGTACTCAAAGGATAAAATAATATCCTTGCCATTTTTTCAGTTACGTGGTAAATTTCAGCCATCGGAACCGAGCCGCTCAATAATCTCGGTGGTTGCAAGCATGGCATCCTGCTTTTCAGGGCTGGAATGTCGAAAGCGCTTGAGCAGATTGTATTCCTCGGATGTAAGTTCGGATCGGCTGAGGCCCAGCATATCACCGGGTGGACAGTTTAGGGCAATACATAAGAGTCTGAACTTTGCCAAACTCGGTCGGGATTTACCGGAAGCCATTTCCCAGTTTGAAATGGTATTGCCGGATTCGCCGATCATATCTCCAAGTTGCTGTTGAGTAAGGCCCCTGGATTCACGAATTGACCGCAAACTGCCCTTGAAATCAAATTCCTTTTCGACAATCACTAAGCATCACTCCTTTTTTTAACCATTATACAACAAATAATTTGTACATGTCAATGGTATATGCGCACACAATATGCGATTTAACACAACGGTATGACCAATAAAGGAGGTATTTTTATGGCCCGCAAGAACAGAAACCCGCATCCGGCCCGCAAATCTGACACAACCGACCGTTACGATGTTGATTACGTCTTCCTGCCGAACGCTCCAGAGATTGCCGCTGTCGCTGTTCCGATGCTCAAGACAATATACAAGAACCTGTCTTGCGCGCCCTGGGCGGATACCATGCACGTTGTGCGCAACGAAAAGGACAAGTACCTCACTATGATCCGGAGAATGTATTAATAGGCGAAAATACACCTCATCCGTCAGGCGTGGCCTGACACCTTCCCCTCAAGGGGAAGGCTTGAAGCGAAGAAAGGAGGGAAGAATTGAGCAGCAACACAATCCCGGTTCCGGAAGGGCTGAAGCGGATTGAGATCCGGCGACCGCAGTATCCGTGGATACTGGAATGGATAGACCGGGAATTCCATGTAAGATGGGTGAACGTATGCGCCGCGCCGGGGGCAAACATAAGCTGGCTGCTGGAGGATGACGATTACGAAGAAGAGGAGGAAGGAGGAATGGAATGCTTGCAGCCTGGATTGCAGAACTGTTGATCATGGCATTGGTGGTTTATGTGGCCACTCGATACCGCGGCCCAGACCGATACTACTTGATGTTTGAATGCTTGCTGTTTGCGGCGCTGGGGTTTGCGGTGTTGACGTTGACGTAAAGGGGGATGAATATGAGTAGTTCGAATGACGCTTACGATCTTTTCAAAAAGTATATGGATC